AGAGTCACTATCAACCGTTGGGTTGCTGGTACGGAAGTCGTCGGGCGCATCAGGCCTCGAAGCGAATATAGAGATCGGCTTTTTGTCAGTTGCGGCATAAACTAGGCGTTGCTGGAAGATACCTACTGCACCGGGGTCGAGCCCGGTTGAGGGGCCAACAGTAAAAGTGGCTGCGAAACCGGACCCGGCACCGACAGCAGTTGCGGTCGGAGCAGTGTACCCGCGCCCAGGATTAGCGATATAGAGGCCAACGATACCTCCAGCGGTCCCAGCGATATTGCTTCCCATTACCGGATACACGACAGCGCCGGTCCCGGTAGTGTCTGTAACTGTTATCGTTGTTGCGCCTGGCAAATACCCGGAACCCGCATTTGAGATGGCGTAGCCCGTAAGGGCTCCTGGCGCGAACGGATCGCCGGCCGAGATTGGTGCCTGTGCAAAGTCAGGTACGATGTTAGAGTCGGTAAACTCTACTCCATAGCTGTAGCCAACAAACCCAAACTGTTCATTAGGCAGCGGCACTCGATTGCCATGAGCTGGTAGCGCCTTCCATACTTTGAAGTAAGCAGCAGGAGCAGCAGTCCATCGTACCGTTACCGTTCCCTGCGTAACCGCGATATTTATCCCAGCGTCACTGACCATCGGTACAGCCGGAAGGCTCTCTTCGCCATTCGCATTCACTGCACTGACACAGTACATATAGCGCGTTTCGACGGCAGGAGCTGGCGTTACGCCAGTTGCGGCAGGGCTGACGGTAACACTACTCATCACTGGAGCCGTTACCATCGGAGTCGATGATATGGGCAAGAGTGTCCAGTTATCATCTGCGAGGCGCGACAGCTTCATCCTGATACGACCGTGACATGCAATCCACATCACATCGGCCATCTGCACATAGCGAAGTCTGCGCAGGTCGGCCTCGGTGTAGGGTGTCAGTACGTCGTAATCGACACCACCAGATTGGATGAACCCGGCATTCGAGCCATTCGGATATGAGGCCGTACCAGGATTTTTGATAAAGCGTATGTGCCCGGCGCTGAATACCAATATATAGCTCTGGCCGATATCTGGCGAGAACTGAAAGGGTATCAGGCGAGCGTAGCCGGGAGTGGCTGGGTAGCCAAGGAATTGGGTGCCGGGGCGCACCGTAGCGCCGCCACGAGGATCAACGTAAAAGTTCCGTAAGACCGCGCAGCCACTCCCATACTTCTGGATGTCCTGGCGGCCATAGAAGCCGGGACTGACCTCGCCGGTAGCGAAGGAGTGCTGCGCAAGGCTTACCGGGGCTTCCCTGTCGGGCATCAGTTATCCGGTTCACAGATTATGGTCAGATCAGCAACACCATCCTCACCAGGTTGCATCTCGAATGTCATTTCAAGCTGTTGGTTGGAAGCAAGCGGTTGTCCACTCGCCATGTTGCTTCGGACCAGCACCGGAACCGGCATCTTATTAGTAAAGTTGAGCTTGATAATCATCAGTACACGCCTCCAGCGTCCTCAACGAACGGGTAGTTGGACCAGCCGCTCCCATGTGTATGCCATCCTCCCCACCAGCCATGCGCGGTCCGCGCCCTGATCCAGTCGGGAGTGTGATCGGTCATGGTCCAACCCTCGTTACCGTCGCGGACCCGCGCCTCGATCAGCGCCTCCCGCGCTATCTGGAGTTGATCGCTGCGTATAGCGCGCGCCTGCGCCTTGTCCTCGATGCACGGGATCGCCAGTCGGGCCGCAAGCGCAGCCACAAACGCACGCCGAAACCCTGGGTCCCAGGCATCTGGGTACATGACCAACCCTGTGTAGACGAGCATCGCCCCGAGTTGGTTGGTCGCGATCACCTTTGTGCTCTCGGGGTTGTGGCCCTCCGTTGAGGCCCAATCGCTCTCTATGAGGTTGGGAAGCGGGGCATCGGTTACGATGAAGGGAGCTGGACGGTTCCACGCAGGCATCGCGTTCAGCGGCGCCCCGCTCGCATCCAGCGCATAAGCATCCAGCCCAAGTACCCACCTTGCATGTACGCAGTCGTTGGGCCACTCGTACATGTAGGCCCAGGGCTGTGGCACCGAGCGATTGGTGTGGTACTCGCCGCTCGCATCGCCGCGCATGTCGATCTGGCGCTGCCTTCGAGCGAAGTTCCACGGTGCCGCAGCGTGCATAGCCCGCAGCATCGGGTCGTAGTTCCTGCGCGCCACATTCGCAGCCCGCGACCCCTCATGAATATCCCCGATCTCCTCAACCCCGATCTCGTCCAGCGCCTCATTCACAATATCATCTGGCGTCGTTGGCATCTTTAGGCTCCTGCTGCTTCGCGGTCGGATGGCCCAGGGCCACCTCGAACTTCTTCGCCAACGTGACGATCATCACCTCCTTGAAGTCCTCATACCAGACATCGGGGTCGTGAGTGTGTACTATGCAGGTAAGGATCGGGGCCGGATCGTTCCCAAGGAGAACGTAGTTGCTCTCATCGGTCTTGACTCGGAAGCGCATCGCATGAGGACGCCATACCGGCAAGGTGTGCGGCCGGGGCTTCAGCGCCAGTGGCACCAGGCAGTTGTCGGGTTGTGCGTACTCGTAGAGCCACGGCAAGTCCGGATGCAGGACCGGGTCCCACGGCGTCTGCTCGTCGTAATAGGGCGGGGCGCGCTTCAACACCTCGAGGGGCACATCGTCGCGCGCCCACTCCGGCTTGGTCCGCACCAGCAGGGCATCGCGGGTTTCGGCCCAAGCGTTGAGGGCGACTCGCGCCGCCGTCGATCCGTCCCAGATCGAGCCGATATGCCGCTTGTACCCGATGCGGTCGAGCGCCTGGTTGACGACACTTTCAATTGTCATCTCACATATCTCGCAGCTTGGCGATCCCGGCGAAACCCAGCGCCTCGTCCAACTTGACCTTGCTGGCCTCGATGCGGTTCTCGAGGGCGAAGGCCAGCGCTGACGCCAGCATCCGCACAAAGCTCTGGCGGAACATCGCGTCCCACAGATCTTCGGCGACCGCTCGCGTGTAGTGGATTTGGACCGCTTCGGCCCTGGTGCTGATCTGCCGGACCCCCAAGGTCGAGCTTATCGTCCACTCGATTGGGTGCGGGTCGAGGGGCTCGTAGTCCTTTGGGAAGAGCTGTCGGATGCGCAGCGCATCGGTGGGGTAGACATAGCCGTAGACCCAAGGCGGGGCCGGCGGAGGCGGTGGGACCGGGACCAATATCCCTGCGACCAGCGAGAAGTCGTAGTCGCCATCGGTCAACAGGAAGTCGCGGATCGGACCGTAGAGGAGGTTGATGTACGTCGCCTCCGCGCTGCCGTCGTCGAGCGAGGCGATCTTGCTCCGGGTGCCGATCTGGGCCAGAGCCTCGCGTGCCACTTCAAGCTGATTAGCCACGGGATGTCGGCACCAGCTCGCCGAACGGCGTGGCTATAGTCCACTCTTCGCCGTTCTCCAGGACCAGATCGCTCCAGCCGGGGTCTTCCCCGCAGGGCGAGGCCTCCATTATGAAGCGTATCGCAATCGCGATTGGCTCGGCATCCACCACCCCGGTCACGACCCGGTGTGTCAGGATGAACTCGTCGGTCGAAAGCGGCATCACGGCTCCTATTGGTAGGTACAGATCATCGAGAGAAGGTTAGGAGAACCAAGCGCGGTGCCTGCCAGAATGTCGTTTGATCCGGTGGCAGAGGCTACCTGAGAAAACCTTGCCTGATTAGTGGTTGCTGGGATGTTGACGAGATGCTGTGTATGGCCGGCGGTCATCGCCGCGCTCAGCGCACCAATCGAACAACTTCCACCGAACGTCGCGATTGTCGGCATACTGACCGAGAACTGTGTCGCGGTTTGACTGCTCACGGTCTTGCCGCTATCGAGGTAGTAGACTGTGGTGCGCCCGCCATTGTTCCACCATATCGCTTGCAGTGGTGTGCCCGCAATCGCCGCTCCGGTGTAGGTTGGCGTGTAGGTACAGGGTCCGACCGATCCGTTGGCCCGCAATTTGGGGCAGTCGGCGTTGCCTCCCTCGAACGTCACCGAGCCGGTAAGAGGTCCGCCATAGATTTCGATCGCGGTGGCTGCGCTGCCGATATACAAGGCATCCCCGGTTCCCTGACCCATATCTGTAAACACACTAAGGGACGATAGCTGTAGAACCCCCTTATTCACTCGGATGACATGCGTCCCTACCAGATTGTTCAAGGAGGCCATCTGCGTTCCCGGCCCGACCGTAAGGATCGAGTCGTCGTTTTTCAGGATCGCCAGACCCGGCGCGTTAAGGTATCCCTGGTAGTAGTTGGTCAGACCCGATACCCCGTCCAGCAGCATCGCAACCGGCAGCGGGTCCGCGTTCGCAGCGCTGGTATCGTTATCCATCCAGCAACCATCACAGTGCATCACGCTGCCGCCTGCATAATGGATGCCGACATCGTGCCCGAAGTTGGTCAGGTGTCTCGCCAGCGGCCCGCCGCCGCCACCGGCCGCGAAGTTGAACGCGGTCCCTGCCCGCCGCATCGAGCTAATACGGATCGTGCCGCCACTCGTGAAGGCTCCGCTAAAAGCGCCTTGCACCGAGATGTGCGTCGGGTCAACCACTGTCGCGGTAAACCGGCCCCACTGCGCTCCGGTGATCCCGCCGATCTTGGCGAGCACCACCGTATCGCCGGTGACGAACGGGACGGGCGGCGCGGCGAAGCCAAGCGTCAACACGTTGCCGCCGGTAATGACCGCCGAGGTAACGGTCGTGTTCTGTGCCTGCCCGCCACCTCCCATGCTGCCTGCATATGGACTGCTCGCGAACGGCCAGACATGATCGTCGTTTATCTCGCAGATGGCTTTGCAGAAC